GCTTCCCTCGTTGATAACTTGCTAGACTTGAGGGGCAACGCTATGCTCTCCTGTTATTGGCATAAGGTCTATCAACCCCTACTGGACGCGGGTTGGAACAGAATTGATTTCGACACAGCTTGTTTCGTTGCGGGTAAAACGAGAAAAACCGGCATAATCGGCACAGGCGCTGCTCTTGCGAAGCAACCCCGCACCGAGACCGTGCTGTTGTCTCCACGTATGAATGAGGGCACAAGCGATGAAATTTTACAAGAAGAATCCACGTAAAATCACACAACAGAAATTGCGAGAGTTGCGCAAGAGGCTTGTTGAGTTCGGAGACCTCGGCGGTGTTGTTCACGACCTCAACAGCGACCAGGTCATTAGCGCTAATCAACGTGTCGCCGCGCTTGACCTGCAGCACGTTTCTCCCACCATCATCAAGGAATACCCACACCCCACGTCTACCGGAACGGTAGCAGTCGGGTATTTCGAGTCCGGGGGAGAGATGTTTTCATATCGCGCTGTCAGATGGACGCCGGAACAGTGCGCAAAGGCTAACCTTGTCGCCAATACCCACAGCGGCACGTGGGACGCCGATCTCCTGCGCGATATGGCAGACATTCTACCGACGGTCGGTATGGACAGGGACTGGCTAAACGAAATACGCGAGACGTCCGACAGCCTTGAGGCGCTTTTTAACGGCCTGGCAACCGATGACGGTGAAGCAAGCGAAACGGAGGATTTAGACGATGACTTCGAGGATCGCTTCGCGCCTCCATCGCCAGATAAGAAACGCGTTGCCCCTCCTGTGTCAGAGACCATTGCCGCTATGCAAGGGGAGATTGAGGATGATGGAAAGAAGCACATCGTCTACATCGTGCTGTCCGGCAAGGACTGGGTGAATTTCCAAACACTCAAACGGTATTGGGATGTCGCTTCCGATAAAGGCTTGATCACAAGGATGATGACAGAGTGCTTAAACTATATTTCGGCGAGTTCCTCCTAAGCCCATTTCCGCTGGAGCTTTCATACGGGAAGTGCGATTATGGGTGCGCGTACTGCTACCAGTACCTGCGCCGGTCCCATTTCCCCACTCACCTTGAGTTTTCGGGCACGCTTAACACAATTGTGCGTCCTGATCAATATTCCAACACAATCGCTCAGCTCATCACACGCGGTTATCCTATCGTAATTTCCAACCATACTGACCCGTTTTGCCCATCCAACCAGGAGTATACGCAAGCGATTGTCAGAGCTTGCATTGACTCAAACGTGCCGGTCTCTTTCCAGACTAAGACCGGCTCGTTTCTCCTCGACATCGCCGCTATGCTCCCACCGTCCGTCTTCGCCATTACGCTGACTACCCTTGACGAGAACATCAGGCAGGAGATCGAACCAGGCGCCCCATCGGTTGCATATCGCTTGGATTGTATCGAGAAACTCGCCGGTATGGGACACGGGGTTGTGGTGTATTGCATACCCTACATACCAGAATGTGTGCCGAACCCGGCGCACTATGTCTCGACGATCAAAAACGCCGGCGCTGAGGTCTTGTATACCGAATTGCTCCGTTTCCGTAATACACATATCAAAGCAACCAATAGGGATTCGCTGCCCCCATTGATCAAGAAATACTTTACTGCTAAGAGGCAAACCTTCACAGCGACGGAGTTGATCGCAGAGGCACAGGCAGCCGGTCTCATCACATACGGTTGTACCCAACCGACCCCATCTGGCTATCCCGATTTCGTGCGCCGCTACTACAACAAAACGTTCCCAACAATCAGTGATTTTATCAAGTATGCCTATGAGGCCGACGAGCAGCGCCGCGCTCAAGAGTCGCCAGATGAGGATGCCGATGTTTTCTATATCTTGTTTGAGGACTTCGCAGACTTTATGGCTCCGCTGTTTCCAGACGATGTGCGGGTGCGGGTAGACGATTATGCGCGCGTGATCATACGCAATAACGCTATCGTGAACAAATTCCCGCACCCAACCTGGGGAACATACCGCGATGTGCTTTACGCAGCCTGGAACCCGGCAATATCCCACTGCCGCCTGGACACTCATCCCTGCTTTGCTATGTTATGCGCTGAGTGGGACGGAGACCTTGTCAGGCTGCTAGACCACGACGGAAACAACATCTTCGTCTTCTCAAAGCGTCTTTTCGACTCGCATTTCTACGTCGTGGATGTTGACCATAATCTTTGGGAAAGGAGGTGATAAAAATGCCTTACGAAGGTCCGAAGTCGGCGCCGGCGCCCGAAGAGGCCGCTGCTCCTGCTGCTGCCGCCGAGACTGCAGCTCCTGCTGCTGCTCCTGCTCCTGCCCCTGCCCCAGCGGCTGGCGGAGCTAGAGGGGGGTTCTTTCGGCGTGCCCTCTCCCGTTTGGGGAGGCTCTTCAGGCGCTAAAGCCAAGCAGCGGTGGGCCTGCAACGTGCAGGAGCGACATTGCAGGCCCACATAACTAGATTTTTTTAAGGGGGTGTGATGGAGGCAGCCGATAGCAGCAAGAGCGGCAGGAAAAAAAACAGCCGGTTCACCACCAAACTCTTTCTCGAAGCCATCCCAGGGACAGGCGGTGTGATCGCGGCTATCGCCAAGCGAGTTGGGTGCTCTTGGATCACTGCCAGGCGTTTCATAGACGAGCATCCAACGGTTGCAGAAGCCTGGATGGATGAACGAAACAGAGTGAGCGATATGGCCGAAGCCAACATCATCAAGGCCATCAACGAGGGGGATCTTTCTACATCGCAATGGTGGTTGCGCGTGATGCGCTCTGATGTTTATGGTGACAAGGCAGGAGTGGGTGGGCAAGTCACGATACACCTCGTACACGAAAATTGGGATTGACGTTTATGCCAGCTTCAGGGAACCGCACGACAAGCAAAAAGAGATTTTCAGGAGCAACGCTAAGCGAAAAGTCGTGCGGGCCGGAAGACGTAGCGGCAAGACGACCATCGCTGCTTACATCGCAGCGTACCAGTTCTTGAACGGGAAACGCATCTTGTACGCGGTCCCGACCCAGGAACAGATTGACCGTTTCTGGTACGAGGTCAAGAGGACATTGGAGCAGCCGCTCTCGGCCGGCGTATTCTACAAAAATGAAACCCGCCACATTATCGAGAAAACCGGCAGCGAAGCCCGCATCCGCGCCAAGACCGCGTGGGACCCTGATACCCTCCGCGGCGACTACGCCGACTTGCTGATCCTGGACGAGTACCAGCAGATGGACGAGTCTGCTTGGACGCTCGTTGGAGCTCCGATGCTCTTGGATAACAACGGCGACGCTATCTTCATTTACACTCCCCCGTCTATACAAAGCATCGTGTACAGCCGGGCAAAAAACCCGCGCCACGCAGCCGATTTGTTCAAAAGAGCACAGAAGGACACAACCGGCCGCTGGGCCGCTTTTCACTTCACCAGCATGGACAACAAATATCTCAACCGTGAGGCTCTGGCGGAAGTCCAGCAGGATATGACGGATATAGCATACCGGCAAGAAATCCTCGCTGAGGATATTGAGGACAACCCAGGCGCGTTGTGGCGCAGAGAGTGGATCGATCACGTTACAGACCTGCCAGACCTGTCGCGCCTTGTCGTCGCTGTTGACCCGGCTGCAACCGCTGCCGGCGACGAGTGGGGTATAGTTGCGGTTGGCACATCTACCGTCGGCGACAAACAACATTTGTACGTGCTAGAGGACGCAAGCACACGGGCTTCGCCAGATGAAGCCGCCAGGGTAGCTATCGCTCTGTACAACAAGTTGCAGGCCGATAGGATTGTAGCGGAAGCCAACCAGGGCGGTGAAATGGTGACTCTCACATTCCGTACCGTTGATCCGACAGTTCCGGTTAAACTAGTTTACGCTTCACGCGGGAAGCACGTGAGGGCAGAACCAATTAGTGCCATATACCAACAAGGGCGCGCTCATCACGTGGGAAGTTTTTACCGGCTGGAAGATGAGTTGTGTCAATGGCAACCGGGTTCGTACAGCCCCAACCGCCTCGACGCGCTGGTGTGGGGAGCGACATTTCTGCTTGGACGTAGCAGTGGGGGGAGGGGAACGTAATGTCAGACGAAATCACATCCAAACAACCCCGTTTCACGTCGCCATCTCAAGCGATGTCGTCCTTTTTCCAGCGGTTATCGCGTTGGACAAAAGAGATGGTAATGTCTTGCCCGGCCTGGTCGCCGGACAATCGCTCGCGCGATCAGTGGATGCGCAGCTTTTGGAAACAAGAGCCACTCCTGTCCGGTGTTATCTCAAGCGTGGTCTCGATTGACAAAAACCGGGGCTGGCAAATCGTCGGCGGGAGAAACCAGGTGGCAAGGTACAACGCCATCCTGCGCAACGCCAACAACGGGGATGGGTGGCGGCAGTATATCAGCCAGCAAAGCGAGTCCTTTTGGACAACAGACATTGGTGCTATCTCCGAAGTGGGCAGGGTTGATGAAAGCGGCCCTCTGGCGGCTCTGTGGCACCTCGATAGCGCGCGGTGCAGGTTAACCGGTGACCCTGATTTCCCGCTTATATACTCCCCCCCTGGAAAACAGGAGCAGATGTGGCGCGCATCTGATTTCTTCCGTTCGGTGAGTATGCCCAGCAGCGACGAGGCATACAACGGGTTGGGGTATTGCGCCTTGAGCCGCGCGCTCGACTTGAGTATCATTATGGTTGCAGTCTACCGCCACGACCGCGAAATGTTGCAAGCTGCGCTCCAAAAGGGACTGCTCCTGCTGCAGGGGTGGGACGAAAATGACTGGGTGTCTGCAATGCAAACCAACGACGCCCAGCTTACAGAGCGGGAACGTGAGTATTATGCCGGCCTGACCGTTCTCTTTACCCAGAGCAGTATGGACGCAAAGCTCATCGCGCTGTCCCAGTTGCCGGAAAATTTCGATTTACAGACATTCACGTCTGTTCTGATGAACGGGTATGCGCTTTGCTTTGGCTTCGACCCTCGCGAGTTCTGGCCGGTGTCCGGCGGTGTGCTCGGTACAGGGCGAGAGACTGAAGTCCAGGCAGCGAAGGCCTCCAGTAAGGGTAACCTTGATTTTGCTCTGGCATTTCAGGATCACATTCAACGCCAGCTTCCAGCTAGCTTGCACTTCGAGTTTGAGCAGCGCGATGATTCCGGCCTGCTCTTGGAAGCGCAGGTCAAACAAGCCCAAGCCAGTGCCATAAACACGATGGCTTTTTCTCCCGTGCCAGGCGAGGAAACATTGTCTGCTGCAGAAAGACGCTATCTTCTGGCGGAGCTGAAGCTCATTCCTGACGTTTGGACACAGGAGGACGAACCTGTCACGGTTACAGACACGGATAACGCCGAGCGCGAACGCCTGCGCGAAAACGAACGGGTGCGGCGCGCGTGCGAGCTTTTCGCCGACGAGCCTATCGTTCGCTATTCCTGGCCTGGGGGCAGAGAGCAGGTGATTTGGAAACACGGAAGCGATGCCGCCAGACGTTACCACCACGTTAAGCGCAGCCTCCCAAACCAAGATATACATATCCCGTCTCTAGTCGAGCACGTCTGTCCCCTATGTGGAGCAGAGCAAGCATACGCCTACCAAGACCACAAGAATCTGCTGGTGTGTGCGCAATGCGAGCGAACGTATGATCCGGAGGTGGAGTGATGGGAGAGAATCTGTTTCCCCCTCTCGCCTTTTTTTCTCCTGGTAAGGCCAGGGCTGAGGAGCTGAAGCGGCGCCGATTACGTCGTGGTTTTCTTTTAAGACTCAAGTCACTACACGAAGTCGCGCGGGAAGCCAAAGCGCAGGGCGTCGAGAATATCCCAGAGGATGAATGGCTTGCTGCTCTGGAGAGCGACGATGCCGCTTGACTGGCACGCCGTCGTTGAGCAGTTCTCGAACGTGCAGCGGCTGGTTCACCTTGCTGCGCGGTATGATGCTGCGGATGTCGAGCAGATTAGACGCGAGTTGTTGCGCGCGCGGCGCGCTTCATACGAGCAGGAGCTTGAGATCCAGGCTGGGAATGTTGGTTGTGCAGGTCGGCGGGCTGGACTCAGGAATAACGAGACGTTGAGCAAGCTGAACGAAATGTCGCTCGCGGACGCGCAGAGCATCGTTAACACCTACAACTACTACCTGGCCAACGAGATCAAGCGCGCCAGACAGGATAACCCGCGGGGGAATCGCCATTACTACGCCGCGCGGATACGGCGTTTTGATGAGGAGTACTGGAAGTGGAAAGACGCTCAGATTGCCAATGTGACAGACAAGACCGCGCGCGCGCTTGCTCAACAGGAATTTTATCGGATGAACGCCAACGCCATCGGGTTTGCCATTCTTGAACCGAGGCAAGGCGTGTGTCCTGTGTGTGTGGGCTGGATCAATCGCGGTTTTGTCCCGCTGAGGGTTGCGTTAAACAACCCTCCCCCGTACCACGTTAACTGCCCGCATACTTGGGATATACGCCCCAAGCAGGTAGAGGATTGTGAGGCGCTATGGATGGGCGAATAGTGACCATAGATGGTGACAGTCTGATCAGGGTGGGTGGGATTCCCCTTTGTCGCCTGGTTGGTACGCGCTTGCTGTTTATGGACAAGAAGAACTGCAACCGCACTGTTGCCCGCGGCGGGCGTCTGGTGGATGTTGACACGTTGCAATTTATCGCTGACTTGACGGCCATTTTTGCAGAGCAAAACAAATGCGGCCCGTAAAGACCACGGGCCGCGTTTGTTTTTGGGGGTGCGCTTACCTCACCAACTCCCACCGGCTGAAACCGGTGGGGATATTGCCGTGCTTGGCAGCCAAGTTTTTTTCTGTATTTCTAACCCGCTAACATCTCCACAAATCCCTCTGCATCAAACCTGGCTAACCGGTTTGCAGCCAGGCTATTTCCGCCGATCGACAAGAAGTACTCTCTCAGCCGTTCGGAGAAATTGTGGTACACTTCCAAACCATACTCTCCCTGTCTATGACAAGAAGCGTATTCTGAGCGGTACAAATCGCCGTAGTATTCTTGCGTGCTCTTATGTTTGCGCAGGAGCACAGCCACTTTCTCGCGCGCCTCTGCATCAAACGGATTCACAGCGAGTGCACGGAGCAATTCTCCATACTCAGAATCTTGAATCTCACGCATTGTAAAATCTGTATTTCTGTACATTTCAATTCCCCTCCCGCGTGATTGGTCTGCGCTTACCTCACCAGCTCCCACCGGTCAAAGCCGGCGGGGAGCTTGCCGTGTTCGGCGGCCGCTTGGGCCACAGTCCAGCCAGCCCAGTCGTCTATCTCCCACCGGTCGAAGCCGGCGGGTAGCGTGCCGTTGGCGGCGGCCTCGTGGGCCACAGTCCAGCCGTAGGTGTCCGCCATCTCCCACAGGTCGAAACTGGCGGGGAGCTTGCCCATCTTGGCGGCCTCGTGGGCCACCGTCCACCCGTAGGTGTCCGCTAGCTCCCACAGGTCGAAATCCGGGGGGAGCTTGCCGCGGGCGGCGGCCACGTGGGCCACCGTCCGTCCACTTGCGTCTTCCAACTCCCACTGATCAAAATCGGGTGGGAGGTTTCCGTAGGCGGCGGCCACGTGGGCCACCGTTACACCGTTGCGGTCTGCCAGCTCCCACCGGTCGAAACCGGCGGGTAGCGTGCCGTGGGTGGCGGCCACGTGGGCCACCGTCCAGCCGCAGATGTCGGCAAGCTCCCACCGGTCGAAACCGGCGGGGAGCTTGCCGCGGGCGGCGGCCTCGAGGAGTCGCGCTGTAGCATCTGGTTGCCTGTCCATTTTTTCTCCTCCGCGTGATTGGTCTGCGCTTATCTCACCAACTCCCACCGGTCAAAGCCGGCTGGAAGGTTTCCGTATGCAGCGGCTACTTTTGCTACCGTTACACCGTTGCGGTCTGCCAGCTCCCACCGGTCGAAACCGGCGGGTAGCGTGCCGTGGGTGGCGGCCACGTGGGCCACCGTCTGTCCCAGGGCGTCAACCAACTCCCACCGGTCGAAACCGGCGGGGAGCTTGCCGCGGGAGGCGGCCTCGTGGGCCACAGTCCAGCCGCTGTGGCCGGCAGACAACTCCCACCGGTCGAAGCCGGCCGGGAGTTTTCTGTGGGCGGCGGCCTCGTGGGCCACAGTCCAGCCGTTCTCATTCGCTAGCTCCCACCGGCTGAAGCCGGTCGGGAGATTGCCGTGCCTGGCGGCCACGTGGGCCACCGTTACACCGTTGCGGTCTGCTAGCTCCCACCGGTCGAAGCCGGCGGGTAGCGTGCCGTGGGCGGCGGCCTCGTGGGCCACCGTCCAGCCGTCACGATCGGCTAACTCCCACCGGTTGAAATCTGGGGGGAGCTTGCTGCGCTTGGCGGCAACGTGGGCGACTGTCCAGCCCCACTGGTCGGCAAGCTCCCACTGGTTGAAGTCGGAGGGGAGGTAACCACTGGTGGCAGCCTCGTGGGCCACAGTCCAGCCGTTGCGGTTGGCAAGCTCCCACCGACTGAATCCATCTGGGAGTGTGCCGTGGGCAGCGGCTGCGACGAATCGCGCTGCGTCCATTTTCACCTCTGTACTACCAACTCCCACCGGTCAAAGCCGGCTGGAAGGTTTCCGTGGATGGCGGCCATTTTGGCAACCGTCACTCCGTTGCGGTCGGCTAGCTCCCACCGGTCGAAATCAGGTGGGAGGTCGCCGCGGGCAGCAGCGTAGTGGGCAACTGTACAGCCGCCGTGATCAGCAAGCTCCCACTGGTCAAAGCCATCGGGTAGCGTGCCGCTGGTGGCGGCTGCGTGGGCCACCGTCATTCCGTTGTGGTCGGCAAGCTCCCACCGACTGAATCCATCGGGGAGCTTGCCGTAGGCGGCGGCTGCGTGGGCCACAGTCCAGCCCCACTGGTCGGCAAGCTCCCACCGACTGAATCCATCGGGGAGCTTGCCGTGGGCAGCGTCTTCGATAAATCGCGCTGCGTCCATTTTCACCTCTGTACTACCAGCTCCCACCGGTCGAAACCGGTGGGGAGGCCGCTGCGGGCGGCGGCCACGTGGGCCACAGTCCACCCGTTGCGGTCGGCAAGCTCCCACCGGCTGAAGTCGGCTGGGAGCTTGCCGTGGGCGGCGGCCACGTGGGCCACCGTCTGTCCCAGGTCGTCAACCAACTCCCACCGGCTGAAACCGGTGGGGAGTGTTCCGTAGGTGGCGGCCACGTGGGCAACTGTGCGGCCGCAGTCGTCCACCAATTCCCACTGGTCGAAATCAGGTGGGAGGTCGCCGCGGGCGGCAGCCACGTGGGCCACCGTCCAGCCGCAGATGTCAGCTAGCTCCCACCGGTCGAAATCAGGTGGGAGGTCGCCGCGGGCGGCGGCCTCGTGGGCCACCGTCCATCTGCTAGGGCCGGCGGACAGCTTCCACCGGTCGAAATCAGGTGGGAGGTCGCCGCGGGCGGCGGCCTCGTGGGCCACAGTCCACCCCCAGGCATCCTCGAGATCCCACCGGTCAAAGCCGGCTGGAAGCGTACCGCGGGCGGCGGCCTCGTGGGCCACAGTCCACCCGTTGCGGTCGGCTAGCTCCCACAGGTCGAAATCCGGGGGGAGCTTGCCGTAGGCGGCGGCTGCGTGGGCCACCGTCCAGCCGTCCTCATAGGCTAACTCCCACCGGTCGAAACCGGCGGGGAGCTTGCCGCACTTGGCGGCTTCGAGGAGTCGCGCTGTAGCATCTGGTTGCCTGTCCATTTTGTCTCCTCCGCGTGGTCGGTATGCGCGGCCCACCAAATGCTGGTTGGAGGTTTCAGTGTTCGGCGGCCGCTTGGGCCACAGTCCAGCCGCTCTCGTCCACCAATTCCCACTGGTCGAAATCAGGTGGGAGGTTTCCGTTGGCGGCGGCCTCGTGGGCCACAGTCCAGCCGTCACGATCGGCTAACTCCCACCGGTCGAAATCCGGGGGGAGATTGCCGTGCTGGGCGGCCACGTGGGCCACCGTCCAGCCGCAGTCGTCCACCAACTCCCACCGGTCGAAATCCGGGGGGAGGTCGCCGCGGGAGGCGGCCACGTGGGCCACCGTCGAGCCGTAGGTATCCTCAAGCTCCCACCGGTCGAAATCAGGTGGGAGCTTGCCGCACTTGGTGGCCACGTGGGCCACCGTCCAGCCGCTAGGGCCGGCGGACAGCTCCCACCGGTCGAAATCAGGTGGAAGCTTGCCGTAGGCGGCAGCCTCGTGGGCAACCGTCCACCCGTTGCGGTCGGCAAGCTCCCACCGGTCGAAATTAGGTGGGAGCTTGCCGCACTTGGCGGCCACGTGGGCCACCGTCCAGCCGCAGATGTCAGCCAGCTCCCACCGGTCGAAACCCGGTGGGAGTAGGCCGTAGGCGGCGGCTGCGTGGGCCACCGTCCAGCCGTCCTCATAGGCTAACTCCCACCGGTCGAAACCGGCGGGGAGCTTGCCGCACTTGGCGGCTTCGATGAGTCGTGCTGTAGCATCTGGTTGCCTGTCCATTTTGTCTCCTCCGCGTGGTCGGTATGCGCGGCCCACCAAATGCTGGTTGAAGCCGGCGGGGGGGGGGTCAGTGTTCGGCGGCCGCTTGGGCCACAGTCCAGCCGCTTTCGTCCTCCAGCTCCCACCGGTCAAAATCAGGTGGGAGTAGGCCGTTGGCGGCGGCCTCGTGGGCCACCGTCCAGCCGTGGACGTCGGCAAGCTCCCACCGGTCAAAATCGGGTGGGAGCTTGCCGTTGGCGGCGGCCACGTGGGCCACCGTCCAGCCCCAGGCATCCTCAAGCTCCCACCGGTCGAAATCCGGGGGGAGCTTGCCGCGGGAGGCGGCCACGTGGGCTACCGTCCAGCCGTGGACGTCGGCAAGCTCCCACCGGTCGAAACCAGGTGGGAGTAGGCCGCAGGCTGCGGCCACGTGGGCCACCTTAACAGAAAAACCACTTGGCATTGGCACGTCCATCTCTTTTCCTCCTAATGAAGGTGGGGGATGGAGGCCATCCCCCACCTTCGTGGGCCACCGTTACAGTGTCAGTGTCAGTCCGCGCCGGACGAACTCCGCGCGGATCTGCTCATCTGAGAACACGGCCAGGGGGTTCTCAACAACCGTGTCCTCCGCCTGAGCCTCCGGCTGAGGCTGCTGAGTCCGAAATGAGCTCAGGATGTCGATCGCGGGTTGACGGAGCCGGAGTGCCCAGCCGCCTATTTCGTCCGTGGTGGCGTACTCCGTCGCCACCAGTTCTCCGTCTTGGGTCATCACGAACAACCGGTAATATTTTGTCTGGTACTTGCGTGAGCCGGCAACCGTGGCAACTAGAAACAGATGGTTGCCGACCTCGACCTCCACATCACCTCCGGGGATGAACTCCCCCTCGAAGGCGTACCCGTTGGTTCCGTTCGGATTAACGTCCGTGACCTGCTTTGCCCAGTGGCCGGAGAACCTGCTGTCGTAATGACCCAAAGCCTTCATCTTGCCAAAAAGCTCGCCCCTCAAGTTTATGATCTTCTTCATTTTATTTACCTCCTCATCCATCTTTATTTGTCTACATTTTATCACACTTTTTTCAATTTGTCAAGCATTTTTAAGAATTTCGCCAGATTTTTAAGAATTTCGGTTTCTGCATCTCACTCTCCCTTATCAAATTGTTGTCTACATTTTAGCATACTTTTCGCAATTTGTCAAGCATTTTTAAGAATTTCTCCAGATTTTTAAGAATTTCGGTTTCTGCATCCCCGAAACCCCTTGACAAATTGAGGAAAGTATGATATGATGATGAAAAATCGAACAGGGGCGCGGCCTCGGCCCCAGACGCGAGGCCAAATGACAACTAGAACTGGAGGTAGAAATGGAAACGGTAATGGTGAATGTAGGCCGGATAGTGTGGACGGGTTCGCGTGTTGACGATCAACGCAAGAACGTCGAGTTCGTGGCAGAAGTCTTGGGCCGCGACGAGGAGTACAGCGGTGACAACAGGGGCGTCACCCGCACATTGTACAGAGCGGATGACGGGAGGCTGGTCGTCCACTCGAACGCTTGGAGTCGGTTCCAGAATGAACCGACAGAGGAGTGGTTGGAATTGGTGACGGAGGATGACTTGTGTGTGGGGGGGCGGTTTGAAGACCTCGGGGATGCGTGCGGGTTCGGTCGCCCCCTCACGCTAGACGAAGCCCTGGCCCGCAGCTCAATGGCGTAGGAGTAGCTCGACTCGTTAGGCAAGAACCCCACACGCCCGCGTGTGGGGTTCTTGCCGCTTCGCATTTTGGCGCATTTTGCAGCGATTTCGTTGACTTTTGCAGCGTTTTATGGTATATTTTATGTTAGAGTCCACGAGACCGAGAAATACCTCGGTCTCGTTTTTTTTTGGAGGGGACAATGCAAATCGTATCAAGCGTCTTGGACTGGATTTCTCGCAAGGTCAAGAGCGTTGACACTTGGGACGGGAGTCCCTCCCGTTACGGTTCGACACAAGCCTACTGCAATGCCTGCTTGATCAACCTGAACGAAGCGGCCGGCAGGGAGAATCCAGATGACTGGACTCAGGAGTTATGTAAACTGCCGGTGCGTGAACCAGGTGAGACAGCTTATGTGCGCCAGGCCCTGACCGCGGCGGCAGCCGCTTTGGCAGGGGCGAGAACGCCAATGCAGAAACCAGATGATGTGTCAGCAGAGGATTGGCAAAGAGCACTGCAATCCGCAGCGCGCGAGCTGATCGGCGCATACGAACAGGCCGGCGATGTTGCGCCGGATAGCGTGTACGAGACCGCAGGTCTTGAACCGCCTGCGGAACGCAGTGCTATGGTTGCCAGGTTAAGCCGGGCGCTTGGTGAGAGTTCATCTTATCTCGTGAACGTCTACCGAACGCAGGATGACACATACGCATTGACGCTGAAGGATGGGCGGTTGCACCGTGTCTTTTTTGATGTTACCGGGGACGGCATTGTGACCAGAGAGGGGCAATTTGCCGAAATGGGCAATGAGTCTGAGCGGCGAAGAGCCGAAGGCAAGGTTGTTGTCAGGCGTCAGGCTGACGGTAAGTATCGCTGGTTCTCGCGCAGTTGCACCGCTGTCTTGAACCGGGTGGGCGAGATTGACTCGACTCGGTTATTCGATAATTTCGTCAATCGCGTCCAGGAGTACGGCTACCCCTATCGAACGTTCTTTCACCAGGGCAAGCGATTCAAAACCGGGCAGTGCGACTTTGTGGCGCGCGACGGTTATGTGTTGATCACGTCTGGGGTGTATGATGATACACCACTCGCCGCTGTTGAGATTGCGGCAGTGTGCCGCAACCCAGACAGGTGGGGAGAGAGTATCGGTTACAGACCTATCTCCAGGGAGCAACACGACATCGAGGGGATAGGTGTTCCGGTTTACACGGATGGTTATCTGGTTGAAATATCAACGTTGCCAGAGGATCAGGCGGCAGCGTTGTTTACACAAATAAATGTAGAGGAGGTAAATGGGATGGATCAAAAAGTAAGAGAGGCATTGGTTGCGCTTGCCCGCAGTGCTGGTTTGAGCGATGACGAGTTGGAAGCCTGGCTTGCGCAAGTCGAGGCTACCAACCGGCAGATTGCTGAGGCAGCGATAACGGCGCGTGCGGTGACCACGGGAGAGCCTGGGCAGGCAGGCGATACGGGTGGTGACAGCGATGGTGGGGCTGATGACGGTGAGGATGGGCTGGTGCAAATGGCCCGTGAGCTTGTAGCTCAGCGTGAGGCTCTGAACCAACTTGCCGAGCAGATGCGCAGCTTCATCACGGAGATCACGGCGCGCGTTGATGCTCTGGAAGCCGCCCAAAACAGACAAAGGCAAATCTATTTGAGCGACCTGCCAGCCCCCCAGGTTGAGGTATGGCGTCCGAAGGTCGCCCGCGATAGCGGTGATGCGCAGGAGAGCGCGGCAGAGCGCGCAAGGCGCATCCTGCAGGAGAAATTGACTAAGGAGGTGAAGAAATGACAATCTCCACGCGTGCTCTGACAACACCAGGTGATGAAGTTCGCCGAATGACGCTCAGCAATACGGCATCGCCGTTTGGTTGTTGCAACTTTTTTGACCAGTGCGCTGACTCAATTATGAGTTTGTATTACCGACCAGGTACACTGGGTTTGCTGGACTGGTTGGGCTGGAATGTGACGACGGATTGTTACCGCGTTGTTGACTTCATATCATATCTCCGTCCGGCTCCTCTGTTGAGTGGTTATTCTCCTGGCTACATCGCCAATCCGTGCAGCGACCCGTATGGCATCGAGTTTGGAAGCTGCTCACTGTCTGTTGATGATTTCGGGCGCTTTGGCCGTTCCGGCCCGACGCGCGATTTGTGGAAGCCGCAACGGTACTGCAAGACGAATCCGCGCAAGTTCTACGACGGCTCGCCGGTTGAGGATGAGCGAACGTGGGATTTGTTTTTCACGATGGATCAGGTGCTGAACGATATTCGGATTGCCCTGATCACGGGAAATGATTCCGTGGGAGGGCAATTCAACGGGCTGCAGCGTTGGGTACGCACCGGATATACTTGCTCAGCGCTTGACTCGTATGTTCTGGATTGGAACGGAAACAACCTGGACGGCACAGGCGGAGGGGCGATCACGCTCAACGGGAATCCGGTAGCATCAGGGTTTACGCTTGTAGACTGGTTGCTCGACCTGACACGCAACATCAGGCAACGCATCGCCTGGTCTCCTCTGCTCAACAATCAACAGATGAAGACAGGAGACGTAATCATTTTGTTGCCGTCGTTCGCAGCGCGCGGATTGCTTGATGAGTTTGCCTGTTGGTCGGTGTGCCCTGGTGCTCAATACGAAGAGGTGCAGAAAAATCTCGCTGACATTCGCGAGTTCCGTCAGTCGTTGAATGGCGGGCTGTTCGGAGATGGACAAATCAGCCTCGACGGTTATACCATTCCGCTCCTGGCATACGACTGGGGGCTGATCAACGGGCCGACAACTTGCGATATGTATGTGCTGACCGGCGCGGTCGGCAACCAGCGAATTTGGGAGGGCGAGTTCCTGGATGCCAACCAGGTGCTGGCCAGCCTGGGGGATCTGGCGGACAATCTGGCTTACATGCCGATGGATGGCGGTCGCTTCCTGATGGCGCTATCTGTGGAAAACTTGTGCAGTGCGGTCAAGATTTGGATGCGCAACCGCTTGTGGTGCCTTGCTCCCTGGGCACAGGTGAGAATCCAAGACGTCGTCGTGCGCACGCCTTCTGGCCCGCTCAGCCCTGATCCTCTAGAAACTAGCTTCTATCCGCAAACCAGTTTTACGCCTGCTGAGTGTCCATAACTCTGTGAATCACCGGCTGGCAAGCGCACTATTTTGGTGCGCTTGCCAGCTTGAGGCTAGAGGGGGAAGCCCTTTATGTTGACCGCGATAGTTCCATTCTGGCACGGACACAAGACTATCGCCCGCTTGTTAGACAGCTTACCAAGAGATATGCCGGTCATCATCGTTAACGATGCCGGCAGCAAACCTCCAGAGGTGCAGAATGGAAATGCGCAGGTCATAAACCTGCAGGAGAGAGGGTATTTTTCCGGCGCTTGTAATGTCGGTTTCGAGGCAGCCGGTGACAGCGATGTTGTGGTTATTAACCAGGATGTCTGGTTCACCAGTGAGCAGTGTTTTCACACTGCCAGCGCTTTTCTTGGACAGGGCAGTGCAGGATGTTATGGCGATGGAGTATTTAACAACCCCGCTTGGCCGACCGGCTACGTGCAGGGAACATTTATGGCCATTGCACGCCGGGCGCTGAATAAGATCGGCGGGTTCAATGCCCATCTTTTCCCCTTGTGGGGGGCAACGGCCGAGTGGCAGGTCAGGGCTTGTAGGAGCGGGTTTTCTGTTTCTCCTGTTACAGGCCTGTCCGGTCTCGTTCACGAGCCGCGCAGGCGCTTTGGGGCGGCTATAGAACGCGCTTTACGTGACGAGCCGGCAAAGAGGGATGTTTTTTTTCACACTCCACCGCTTGTATCTGTTATCGTACCGCTGTACAATTACGGTCGTTATCTCAAACAGGCCCTTGAAAGCCTGATGGCACAAACATTCCAGGCGTTTGAGGTCGTAATTGTTGATGACGCAAGCACCGACGGGAGTGGTGACATCGCTGACAGTTTTGCCGATCACCGGCACGGGATAAGAGTAATCCATCACAGCAAAAACCGCGGCACGGCCGCTGCTAACAACACCGGCATTGAAGCTGCCTACGGGGAGTACATTACAATCCTCAGTGCGGACGACTGGTATCAACCGGAACGTCTGGCAAAAATGTATGAAGCGGCGATAAGCAACCCCGGCCGGGTAATCTGCGACGACATCGTTTTCTGCACCGACGGGCACAGAAAGACGGTTCGGATGGAAGCGGTTGAACGCGAGCTGCTTTTTCTTGCGCACCAGAACACGATGCACGCCGGCATTATGTTCAAACGCCGCTGGTGGAAAGAAGTCGGAGGATACCCAGAGGTGATGAGCGATGGGCGAGAGGACTGGGCCTTTAACATTGCTCTCGCTCGCGCAGGATATGCCGGCAAGCATCTTGACTACGCAGGGTATTGCTACCGCAGGGAAGGTCAAAACAGAACCACGAGACGTGGTACACCGCGCTGGCAGTTCCTCGAAAGTATAAAGGCATTATATCCTGAGTTATACACAAGATCTGGTGATGGAGGTGATTCAATGGCTTGCGCTGGATGTGGCAGAAAGAGGGTGAGGATTCAAACCGATGTCTACGGTGTAAAAACGAAAGTGCCGGACGTTGACAGTTCGAGTACGCTGATGGAATACACCGGCAACTCAGTTGGGGCAGCTACCTGGATCGGCAAGGTGTCTGGCCGGTCCTATAAAGCAGGCCTGACAGGTCGTTATCGTCTGGTCGCTGTAGACACCAGGGATGTACCGGGCTTGCTTGCAACCGGTGTTTTTCGTGTCGTTTCGCGTGATATTCCGAACGAATTACGCGAAGAGAAACCGGTTCAGGTGCAGGTTGACAATGTTAACAACGTTGTTATCGAGGAGCGGAAACGCCGCCCCCGTCGGGCCAGGAACGCGAGTGACGACGCGCGGGGAGAAGCTGATGATGAGTGATGCACTGGCTTCAGTTTTGATCATCGCGCTAGCTGCCTATCGCCTGTCCTCACTGGTAGCACTGGACGATGGGCCGTTTTACGTTTTCCGGCGCATACGGATTGCGCTAGAAACGGCTGCGGAGAAACATCCCTTCTGGGATATGTTCGCGGATGGGTGGCATTGTCGCTTCTGCACCGGGGTATGGTTTTCTGTCTTGTTGGGCCTGGCCTGGTACTGTTCGCCGTCACCGGATATACACGTCCTGATTATGCTTATCGCTGCAGCCGGAGTGCAAGAGCTTCTGACTCACTATGGCAGGTGACAATGACAGTTGTTTCGGTGTCAAGCGGTATAGACGAGACTCAGGCTGTATTGCTCGCGCAGTACGCCCAATTTGTTGGAGCGTGCGAGTGCGCCTTTTGGGGAGTCCGCAACGACAAGGACAACTGCTACGGCAAGGATACCGGAATCTGGACGTTTCACGAGCGATGGCTTGTACAACGATACCTGGCTGAGGCACAGAGTGAGATTGAGGACGTGCTGGGGTATCCTGTAGGAAACAGGTGGTTTACCGAAACGCACGTTATGCATCCCGCCCGCTACGTCCATACCGTTGTAACTCGCCAGGCGCGCTTGATTGAGCTTGGCACAAAACGCCTGACGTTGTTGGCGGATGATGTACCGCTCGACTACAACACCGATCCGGCAATTGCAATTGTACCATATAGCCCAGATGTTTCAGAAGACAGTATCGTGGTATGCCATCAGGGCACCAAGATTACAATTGTGCCATCAGATATTTACATCAGCAGCGCATTTTTTGTGATAGAAATTCCACGTTGCCGACTGGTTGTAGCGGAGTATCAGAACAATCCACCGGATGGCCTGGATTACGACGACGATACGTTTTTTGCCGGTTCAGTTGACGTTTATGCGTGCAGTACGGACACATCCAAGCGGGCGACTATGCTGTGTATCGGCGCCTGCGGTCAAAGGACGGAGGATGTGACGAGAATCTGGATTCAAAACGGGCAGATGGGGATCGTTCAATTTGTGTCGCTTAGCTGTTGTGACCGCGGTCAGTTAACGTTAAACTACCGCGCTGGCAGTGCTCCATCCCTACAGGAGCAGGATGCAATCATCAGGCTGGCGCACTCAAAGATGCCCGACCCGCCGTGTTCGTATGGCGGGCAGATTACAGAGCTTTGGAAGCGTGACCGGAATATACCGGAAATTCTGACGCGTGAACGTTTGAACTGTCAGTTTGGGATCAGCGACGGCGCCTGGATTGCCTGGCAATTTGCCCAGGCGATGCGCCAGGCTAGAGCGTGTAACTTGTAGGCTGAGATGGGCGTTTCGATTCAACTCAAGCAGATAAAGCCGCATAAGTTATCGTCAAGAGCTGTGCGCGCGAGAGTCTTGAACGCGCTGACGGCGGAGGGAAAATCTGTTGTTGGTGAATATAACAAAACCATTGCAACCTGGCGCGGCAGTAAGCCTCGCTTCGAGTATCTTGTGGGATACAAGGGAGGCGAGTTAACTGTAGTGGTTGGGCCAACCGGGGATGAAAAGGGCGTCAAAAAGTGGATCTGGCTCGACGAGGGCACAAAGGTTCGCTGGGCTGTGATGTCCCGTGATTGGGAGAGCAAAACAAACCCCGGTTGGTATGGCAGTGGGCCAGGAGCTGGCCGCGTTGTAATCGCCGGTAAACGAGCGATGATGGCGCGCGGTATCCCGCCGCGGCCTGGCATTGAAGCACGGAGGTGGACACAGCTAATCGCCAAGCGACGCAAGAGCAAGTTCGTGAAGGCGATTTTGCAGGCTGTCCGCGCAGGACTTGAACAAAGAGCATAGGAGGTGAAAGATGGGAATTATCGAAGGTTCGACCGCTGCACTGTTTGTGCAAGATGATCCGACCGAGGCTTTTGATGTTCTAACGTGTGTCGGTATCGAGAACATCACCATCCCGCGCGGGGATGTGACGGTAATGTACAGCCCGGGCGCGGTCAGCGGGCAGTACCAATCTGATGGTGTCATTGTCGGCGAGGCGGGAGCTGCCACCCTACCGCTTACGCGCCCGCTTGAGAGTGTGTACAACTGGCTTCTAGAGGCGGCCTGCCCGGCCACGTACCGCGTGAACTGGGCGTGCTCCGGAACGCCGCGCAACCTGGTGACAAACTACCAGGTTGCTATGTTTCTGATGGACGGCGTGTTTACGGAGAGCGCAATCGAAAGCGCGGCAGCGCTACAGCCGGATGAGAATGGTAGGGTGAACACCACCGGACAAATCAGCGCGGCTTCAGCGTTCGTGCTGTACAAGTTGACCGGAAACCGGCTCTCTCTGTCCGCAACGTATAATATCAACGGGATTGACTTTCTCTCGCGCACCTGCGCTGGAGATTGTACAGCGGCTATACGGCTCGGAGAGTATGGTTATGTGGTGATGGATTCTGACTATACGCACCCGTCCAATCCAATCGTGTACTATACTGATGATAGTGGCGCAAATTGGACAGGTACATCAGCGAATCCGTTCACTCAAGCAACGCGTGATGCGACAGATGTCAAGACGGTCATCACTGCTTCCGGTCACCGTGTTATTGTGAGCGGAGGTGCTGTGACGGGGCAACCGGCTGTTATTTCGTATAGCGATAACGAAGGTACTTCCTGGACAGAGGTTACCGTTCACAGTACAACGGGCATTTCTATCAACCGTCTGGGGTGGGATACACGGATGCGGCTGTACGCAGTCGCTTCTGGGGGGCGAGTGTATCGCTCGGCAGACGTGGGCAACTCTTGGGTGGTGTTAACCAATGGGACGGTGACTGCTCAGAACCTGTGGGACATCGCTTTCTACAGCGATCGTACAGGATATGCGGTTGGGGACTCCAATGCGGTGATCCGCACCACCGACGGCGGTTCTACCTGGTCTGCTTTGACCGGGCCGGCAGGGGGAGTGAATTTGCTCACCGCAGCAGTGAACCGGTATGGTCACGTCTTTGTTGGAGCGAACAATGGAGCAGTATATCGGTCGGTAGACCAGGGCACGACCTGGGAAACGATCGCAGATTTTGGCAGTGGCAATGTGGCTCAGATTCGCTTCGATCCGCAGAATCGCTACGTAGGATACCTGGTTTATAACGTCTCTGGTTCTGCCACAGTTTACCGCACAGAGGATGGCGGCTCAACTTGGTTAGCCTCAGAAATTGGGATGCGCACGCCTGCAAATGCCGGCATTTACGCGATTGCGGTCTGTGACGCAAACTTAATGTATGCAGCTGGGGATGTTTCTGTTACCTCCTATGTCGCAAAATTCAACAGACAAGCGAGGTAAAAATGGAACGAGAAATCGTATTGAGCAACGGGGTGCGCCTACGGGTGCGCCCCGTTCCCCCGCACGTTTACCTGGTTTTTCGCGGCCAGGTACACGCCGCGCTTCCTCCTGAACCCCAACCCCCAACCGTCGAATTCACAACTAAAGCCGGTCACAAAGAGAGAACTGTTGCACCAGAGGACGATCCTGCCTGGGAGCAATACCTCGCTTCTCACGCGCAGTGGGAGGAACAGCAACGGATCGCGCTAGAGCGAGCAAATGATGCCTGGAACTCACTTATTCGTGACTACGCTGTTGTGGCCTGGCAATTTCCTGGGGGGGACTGGTTACAAGAGCCACCGGCAGACTGGCGGTATCCTGATGCTCTGACGCGGGCTGGCTTGTCCCCGTCTGAGAATCTGCGCGCTGAGTATATTGCTCTTGAACTGCTGACGACGCCGCGTGACATCGCGGCGTTGCTAGATGTAATCGAATCTGAAACGGTGTTGCGAGAGGAGGAGATTGTGGCCGCTGAGGCCGGATTTCGGGGACGACATAAATCGGCTGGCAAGGCCGCCGGGGGCAGGAATACCCCGAACGAGGATACACGAGGAGATGGAAGCGGCGCGCGCGTGGGGGCTAACGCCGGATTCCTGGTACGCCTGTTCACGCGCCGCGCGCGCGATGATGGTAGCGTATGAGAGAGCACGAGGGCGTATAGAGTATGCGTTGTCTAGGGGTAGATGATGTAGTATGGAACGAATAGGCGTTGAGGCGATATGGCGCGATGCCGGTTTTGAAGCCGGAATCAAGCGTTACAACAACGCGCTTGAACAGGCAGAGAGAGCTATCAAATGTACAGAGTACGCGCTGAAAAGATATAAAGACAACCTTGAGGAGGTTGAGGAGAAGGAAGACCGCAAAACCCGCAGTGGCTTATCGCTCATCCAATCGTTCGCGGACATAAAAGGTGTGGTGGATATAGCAACTGGGGTGCTCGGTCGTTTCGCCGGTTATCTGAACCAGGTCTTTCAAGCTGCTGCAGAGGGAGCGCAACAGATACGTTCTGCGCGGGCTTTTTATACACTGGTAGGCGGAGTAGAGGAAGCACGTGCAGTGTTAGAGAAGTTGCGAGAAGCGACGAATGGTGCTGTATCTGACCAGGGCTTGATGGAACAAGCGACGATGCTGTTGTCGCTACGTGTCGCTCGTACATCAGAGGAACTGGCAACGGCTGCGCGTAGTATTACCGCGGTAGGTGGAGCTATTAAGGGGCTGTCGGCTGAGCGGGCTATTATGAGCTTTGTTCTGCTGACATCAAATTTTGAGGCCTCGAAAGCGCGCCTGGACGATTTCGGCTTAACATTGGCAGATGTTAAGCCGAAGATAGACGCGTATGTGGCATCCGGTATGGCGATGCAAGAAGCCATCAGGGTTTCGCTTCTTGAGGCTGTCAACGAAAAATTCGAGCAGCTTGGTGGGGGAGCCGTAGATGCTGCCACACAGTTTGGGCGTCTGCGGGCACAACAGGAGAACTTGAGCAACGGGTTGAAACAAGCTCTCGCACCTGCAACCGCTGCGTTGATCGAGGGATTTTTGCATCTTACGCAAGTGGATGTCGCCGGATTCTTCGCACTAGTGGAAGAATCAGCAGCGCGTGTGGCAGGTGTTCTTCACGGTTTAAGCGCGATGGTTTCCCGCGTTTATGAGATGACGCAACCTATAGAACTGATTAAACTCGGAGCTAGTGTCAAGACTGGGGATATGACACAAGCACTTGAACCGCTGCGGGCATATACCGAAGCTTTTATGGAGACGTACAATCGTGCGCACGAACTGAGCGAACAAACGAACCAGGTAGCCGAGGGAGCTGGAGTGCTCGGTCGTGCTTTTGACGATGCATCTGAGTCAACTTGGAACGCAGCCGAAGCTACATCACAATACACCAAGCGGTTAGTGGACTTGCAGACGCGTGGCTTGGAGCAACTGGTCGAGATGTCCATACAGGCAGGGAGGCAGCGAGAGGATGATGCTCTTGCACGTGCGCGTAGGCTTGAAGACCTTGAACGAAACCTTGCTCAACGCAGAGCACAGATTGTTGCGCAATCTGGCGATCGTATGCAAGCGATTGAACGGCAATACACACAATCTATCTCGCAGGCCCAGCAACAGTATAATGACAATATGCAACGCGCTCAACAGGATTACGCGCGTCGTCTAGAGAACATTGAATATCAACATCAGGAGAGGATGCGCCAGATACGAGAACGCTTTGATATATCGTTCCAAGACGCGGTGCGGCGGCGGGATGCGCTGGCATTAGTGGAGGCCATCAGAACGCGCCAGAGGGAAGAACAAAACGCACAAGGCGAACGTGACAGACAAAGAGCAGAAGCAGCGGCAGATTACCAGCGGCAGCAAGCCGAACAAGCCGTCGCATTGCAACGCGCGCGGGAGACGGCAAGGGCGGCGCGTGAACAGCAACTGGCCGACCTGCGAGCAAACCTTGAGCAACAGAACGCAGCGATTGAGGCTGACCGTGAACGGCAACTGGCCGAAATGCAACTTGCTGAAGAGCGACAGAGGCAAGACCGTGAAATTGCCAACCGCCGCAAGCTAGAGGATATGCAGCGGCAGTTTGTGTTGGAGAGAGCACAGGCTGATGCAGCATATCTCGGACAAGAGGAGGCTTATCGCGCGCATCTGATGCGGATGCTCACGCTTACCGATCAATTCATTCCGCGGATATACAGGCGCATCCCTGCACCGGGTGGAGGAGTAATGCCGGTTGGACACAGCGGAATACCTGGCTTCGCTGAGGGTGGGGCGATGATCGTAACTCGCCCAACTCTTGCACGCTTTGGCGAGGCCGGAGCAGAACTTGTGTCGGCTATCCCGCTAAGCGGAGGGAAAATGCGTCACGATGTTAGTGGGACAATCACAGCTCAGATGGCCGGATTGTCCGGGCAGCTTACCGCCGCTGTACAAGCTGCGGTAATTGAGGCGTTCCGTGAGGTGGTGCGGTGATCATAGAAATTGCTGGAAAACCTGCGGTGCTATCGCCACGCTCTGTCAACTGGGAAAGTCCAGCTATTGTGGCCCGCACGGCATCTGGCGCGCCTGTTATCGGCAGGTTCTGGAAATGTTCGCTGAGCATAGACCTGCCGATATCGATCCGTCGCATTTCGTTCTACGAGTGGTGCAGGTTACGAAATGGCGAACAATATACATTTACCCTGCCTCACCCAGTGACTGGCGAACCGACAGAATTTACCGCTTACCTGGATGAAGCGACCGGGAGAATGGACACTCGTGGGCCAGAACCTGTGATGGTCGGCTTTGACATATCGCTTAGCCGGATTGAGGTGAGCTGATGGCGGCACGTGCACTAACGGCCAACGAGCTTTTTTTGCTTCGTCAGAAACAGCAGTCTTGCTTGCTGTATCTGGCGGTGCTCACCCCTGCGATTGTATGCAAAGCGAGAGTGGCGAGCACTCCGACAAGCAATGACCGCATTGCCCAGCTAACCTACCACCAGGCCGACTTGGGATGGAGCAATACGCTTGCCGATCAGACGGTTTATGTTGGCACGTTGGATGGCAGCTATGATGTTGGAATGGCACGCTTGCGTGCCCCCCTGACCGGACAGAGTGGCACAATGAAGATCGCGGAAACGTCAGATGTGCAATTTGCAGCCGACCAGTACATTACTATCGTGAACGAATTCGCTCCCTGGCCTCGGCATATTCGCATAGATGACGAAGGTAAAATCTATATGGATCACGATGTGGCATACAGCGACCAGCACACAGTGTGCGCGCCTGTGCCTGTGTTGGGACCGCCATCTGTTGTTTGGCTCACTGGTGCAACCGTGACCGTCAGTTTTGATGCCTCACGCTCTTGGGTAATAGGAAGCACCATAGCATCCTATTCCTGGGATGCACCGGGCGCAAGCAGCACAAGCGGGATGAACACTGCTACACCGACAATTGTGTATGACACAACCGGGACGTTTCGTGTCTCCTGCACGGTCACAGCGGCTTCGGGTGGTACGTTCACCGGATACAGGTGGGTCTTTGTGTACAGTGATGAATATCCACCGACAACCGCTTTTGTGCTTGAAAGTTGTGACGGAGACAGGAGTAACGGCGGGTGGACTGCCCGCATCACGGCTTACGATGAAGCGACGCGCGATGAAATTCGTGACCGCGCTATGGTTGTTGTTTTCGCGCGCGATGTGTATGGCAGCACAGCAAAGAGCATTGGGCCGATTAGCGGGCGTGAGAACATTGTCTTTGTGGGATGGGTAGCAGGGGAGACGATCAATTATGATACCGAGAGCGGTTCGGTAACGTTTGAGGTGTATGGACTAAACTATTGGCTTGCCCAGATGATGGGCTTCCCATCCGGCATTGAGGATGTAAGCGATGTACCAGATAGCTGGGCTGAGTTCAGTGACCTGACGGTAGACCGCGGCTTGTGGCATTTTCTCCACTGGCGAACCACGCTGACGCGATTTACGGATTGTTTCCTGACCGGTGACACACGACAGATACGGGTCTTTGATGCTCCGATTGGAACGCTGTGGGAGCAAATCACGAGAGTGGCGCGCGAGACCATATTGGCGACAGCTTGTTGTGACCGTTACGGAGCATTATATGTTGAGATAGATACTCAACTATTACCCGTAGCGAGCCGCGGAGACATTCCGGTCGTGATGGAACTGACGGATGATGATTGGGAAAACGCGATGGAAATCCGACGCGAAACAGTGTCGGACGTAGCGATGGTAGACCTGTCAGGAGTAGCATATCAAGATGGAGAAGCGCAGGCCTTATTCTCTCTAGCATTAGGACATATCCCCGCTCGTTATGGAAATATAAGGCGCTATGACCGGTTAGCCCTGTCTAGCCAGGCGCAATCCAATGCTCTGGCAGGCCTGGTTTTTGCCGATGAAGCGAACTTGTATCCGTTGTTTGACATCCGGCTGGCCTCGAACAATCGCGCTTTCGACATTGCTCCAAATCAATATGTTGCGCTGACAATCGAGGGGTCTGACACCGTGAGGGGGATTACTTTACCGGACGCCAGGCTTATACCGCGCCGAGTGTCGCTTAAACACAATGCGAATGACGGCGTGCTGCTCGCTTCGATAGGATGCGAGCTTGAGACGACCGGGGAAGGGCTGGGTATTGACGGAGACCCGCCGCCTGAGCCGCCGCCTCCCACGTCTATACCGCCGCCTCCCCCGCCGCCGGATCCACCGGCGCCGATTATCGAGCCTAAGGTTGGAGCGTTTATCATAAACCGGAATCAGATTGCCGTGACATACGCGCTAGATACCGAGACGCCGGTCTGGTATAACGCAGACCCAAACAACGATATGTTGGGCGACGTCACAACGCGCAGGTTTCACTCTATGGACGTATGGAACAACAAAGCGTACGTAACCACGTGGGACACAGCGGCGTCGCCGGACTTGGATACGATTGGCTTGTGGTGTTGCGACGATGTGAGCGCGATCCAGAATTGGACAAGCGGAAAAGTATGGAAGCTGTTGGTCTCATCATCTAATGCTAGCGCGGTGTCAAACGCCTATCAATTCGGCGCTGTACTGATAGACCGCGAAACATATCAGGTTTGTGCACCGTTGCACGGTAACATTATGTTTGAATCTGAACAGAGCGGCGCATATATCATCAGCGGTTCGTCTGTTAACTTTTGTTTGTTCGCGCACCGCAACAACAACCCATCGGAAAAACCGTTCCGCGTTCCAGATAGTCTTAACTGGAACTGCGTAGCGAGAGTCGGTGGGGTGTGGAAGGTAGGTGGACAGGTAGAGGCCACTCCTCCTCGCTCGGCATACCAGGTTGGAGATGGAAGCGGCTCCTTTTCGTTCGTCTTACTTGCCAACTCTACGTACCCGCAAGGTATGATTTCAACTGTCCCAGGTATAAGCGACCAATATGTGTTGAACAACAAGGACTGGGACTCCGAAATATTCCGGTGGGGTAACCTTGACACCCCCTGGGATGATGGAATAATAGGAAACTATGGATTCAGCGTAGCATCTGATGGAGAAACATATCTGACACTCCGTGCAGATTACGATCTTTATCTTGCCCAGTCGAAAGCGACGGCAGTTGAAATAGGAACAGCCGAAAGTGCAACATCAGGTTTTGGAGACACCGGCGCTCTTGGGGCCTTAGGTGTCTTCTATCCTAAGGACGATCGGTATGTGGCCTGGGTGCGGGGAAGCTCTAGAGCTAGCATAACGGGCAAGCGCATTGTTATTGTGTGTGATCTAGAAGAAATGACCTGGAGTGATAAAACCGGAAATCTGGGGAGCGTTTTCACAGACTGGAGCGGCTTCACGAACAACTCGGTCGGCAATACGCACATCAGGACTTTTTTGGTATGAGCTTCAACGACGTTCGGCGGCAATTTCAAGAGATGATGGACAGAAAAGCAGACGTGCTTTTCACTGTACCTGGCCTTTTGGGGCGCATATCCGATCGCGCTGTTGCCATACCGACCCGCCCAGGTTACGTGTACGTACGCATTGGGCACGAAGAGACGGAGGGGCAGGCCAGGAACAAGCGCGTTCCGAATCGCTACGATTTACCGGTCGTTCTGGGGTACGACGGCATCACAGATGAATTTCAGGTGCTGGCGATCAGACAGGAAACGTACCTGGCAGCCGGTTTTGATGTCGTGCCGGAGATTGCGCCACATCACGAGACGCACGAATTCCCAGGCGTCGGTACGGGAGACGGTAGCGATTTGGTTTACGTTCACCATCGCCAGATACGGGGGCTGAGGATATACGCCAGCGGAACGTATCTGGTGAGCAATGAACCCGGACACGCTATCGTTTGGGGATACCCGATGTGGATTACGTCCCAAACACTCGATTTGACGAGCTATGTTCCGACGTCGGGAATCAATGCCCGCTTTGTGCTGATCTATCTCGATGCCAATGGAGATTTAAAGGCACGCGCGGGGAACATTGTGTCTGTCGAGGCCATTCAGATTGCCGATGCTCCTGCCCCTACAACGAGCGAAATACCGCTTGCCTGGGTATTGCTATATCGAGGCCAGGCGGCTATTTCGGATGACAGAACAGAGCAGAACATCTACGACTTGCGTTACGTGAACTTCGCTAAGGCTTCAGGCGGAATCACGGCGCACAACATCATCAGCTCCGCTCACACTGACACGGCTGGAACGGCGGCAGCAGGGGATGTCCTTACGTACAACGGCGCGAAGTGGGTGCCTTCGCCGATCTCATTTCCACCCGCTGGGGACAATATGCTCACACCGCGTTGGCACTGCGACGGGCCCCTCGCGGTGGCAGATGAGGTGGACGGCGCTTGGATACTGGCTCTTGACACCATCGTTTCGACTGTATCGCTCTACGTCAAAACGCTTGGGACTGCCGGTTCTACAACCGTTGATGTTGAGTACAGCGATGACAACGGAAATACCTGGCAGACGATTTTCACCAACCCGTCCAACCGACCTGCGCTCGCCTACAACTCATCTGATCACGTGACCGTTGGCATACCTGATGTGCAGGGGCTTGTGGCAGGATGGCTTTTGAGGATGAACATTGAACAGGTTGCAAGCGGCGCCAGGTGCGCTGATGTACAACTGGCCGGGCAGGAGGGAGAAAACATAGTGAGTAGCCGCCTGCCGTTGAATTGGGTAGATTAAGGAGGTAGTAAAGGTGACAATTCCGAGTTTTCCAAGCGAAGGTGGCGGAAAGACGATCCACGTTATGGTCAATGATGCAGGTGGAACGCTACAGACCGCGTTGTTTTCTGCCGTCTACATCGAAACCGTGGACGGCGAGAGGATTGGGCCCCTTGCCATAAGCGGTTACGTCGAAGATGGTGAGGCTGCAGTCGCACCGCCTGTGGTAGGGGCTGGTGTCTACACGTCATCGCCGTCTGCGCGCGACAGTGGAGATGTTGTGACGTTGCTTGTTGACGCTTGTGGCAGGCAGCAAGTGATCGGTGCTGCTGCTGAGAACGCAGCGGCAACCGGCAACCCCGTGCTTATCGGTGGGCGTTACGACTCTGCACCGCGCACACTGGATAACGGGGACACAGGCGCTATCGCGTTAGATGCAGCGGGAAACGTTTTGTGCTCTATCGTGTCTCCTGTCGCGTCCACTCCGAATAACGGTAAAGCAAGCGGCTCCAGTGGAATCGGTCACGTCTTGTTATCATCGCGCACCAAAAGATATTTCTTCGCTGTGTCTAACACCGGATCGGCGGTAGTGTACCTGACGTTTGGGTTATCTTTTGTAGCGGATACCGGTGTCTGTATCCAACCTGGAGAAACGTTCAAAATGGACGGTAACTACATCTACCCTGGCGAGGTTCGCCTCAGCAGCAATGATAGCTGGAGCGTATCGTATGTGGAGGTGTACTAATAAATGATCCACGACGGGCGAGTGCTGGGACTGCCTTTAGTTGATTACACCGGCGCGCAAGCGGATATAGAATCTTTGGCAGATGCCGAAGCTGGAATGACTGCGTTCGCTTCCGACGTAGAACGATGGGGCTACTATGACGGGACCAACTGGCAGTGGTTCGACACGCCTGGTGATTACCTGACGGAAGCGGAACATACCGCCATCGGCAACTCCTCCCCACATCACGCGCCAGTGACGCTGGGGACGGGGAGTGACCCGGCGTTGAGCCTGAGTGGGCAGGAGTTGACGCTAGCCAATGTGCTCACACCGGGCGAACATACTGCCATCGGCAACTCCTCCCCCCACCACGCGCCAGTGACGCTGGGGACGGGGAGTGACCCGGCGTTGAGCCTGAGTGGGCAGGAGTTGACGCTAGCCAATGTGCTCACACCGGGCGAACATACTGCCATCGGCAACTCCTCCCCACATCACGCGCCAGTGACGCTGGGGACGGGGAGTGACCCGGCGTTGAGCCTGAGTGGGCAGGAGTTGACGCTAGCCAATGTGCTCACACCGGGCGAACATACTGCCATCGGCAACTCCTCCCCCCACCACGCGCCAGTGACGCTGGGGACGGGGAGTGACCCGGCGTTGAGCCTGAGTGGGCAGGAGTTGACGCTAGCCAATGTGCTCACACCGGGCGAACATACTGCCATCGGCAACTCCTCCCCACATCACGCGCCAGTGACGCTGGGGACGGGGAGTGACCCGGCGTTGAGCCTGAGTGGGCAG